TTTACGTTAAAAGAAACTATCATGTCCAACTTACCTGTAGCTCCTACTGGAAAGTTTGAGTCGTGAATAAACCAATAGATAGTTTCAGTAGCGCTATTTTGAATAGCACCTATACATCTAGCAGAAGCACTAAGAGGAGTACCATTAATATATGCCAATGATGTCAAGGGAAGATTGCCCTTGGTGTTTTCAATAACTCCAATTTCGGATTGTTCCGTAGAACCCATCCGAACATTCATGGCATCAATATACTCTCCATTAGGGATAACTCTTTCGTCAAAGACTTTATTCATTTTCCCTGCCGTGAAGCTTCTGCTAACCTTTACCATCTTATTTAATTTGCTTGTCTAATCCTCTCAAGTTCATCAACAATCTTCCCGGATGAATGTTACTAATTCTAATCTTTGCGTTTCTCAATAAAGCTGATTTCTCCTTGCGAGCACGAGCAACAATATATTCTTGCACACCCAGCTTGCTATTCAAAATTTCATACTGAATGTAAGCATAAATGTACTTTTCAAATAACTTGTTTACGGTAATTTTAGAATTATCTCCTTGCTCCATTCCATCAGACACATACTCTACGATACACTGCTGTCCAGCCATTGGTGAATCAAAGTTGATTACACCTGCTTTTCTGTCAATGTTAAAGGTAGGATTAAAGTTTGCTGTCTCTGTATTTAAGCCATAAGCAGCACCAATGTTCCCCTCAAAATACCACATCCCATCATAGTTCCATCCTTCGTTACCATCAAATTGATTGGCCTTGTTAAGGTAGATGCTTTTCTTGATTTTAGTAATGTTGTCTAAATCAATCTGAGAATACTCAGGAGATAATGCATTACCCTGTTCGTCAAATAAAATCCTGTATTGATTGTCCTGAAGGTATGCTTTAGATGACAGAGTCTGAATGTTTTCAGATAGTGGTCTCAACCATCCATCCTTGTAAAGAGATATCCTCACCCAATTGACATAGTCAGATGGTAGGATATACTTTAAGTTTTCGGAAACAGTAAGCTCTAGTACTTTGATTTCTTTGAACGCATCGTAGTTCAATTCTTGAACGGCACGTTTTGCGTGAAACAAAATCTTATAACGCTCCTCATTATTGACTAATGAATGATTGCCTGCATACATCAACAAGAAATTGTTCACGATGTCCTGCAAGCTAACGTATTGATAGGACCCCCAATTGGCATCCTCAGGATTTACGCCCCCATTTTCATAATACTGATACTGCGATATATATGCCATAAACTATATTTTTTATTGTGATTGTTCCATTTGCTGTTGTGCCATAGCAAATTGAGTAACCTCTGTTTCACGAATAGATACACCACAATACTGAAGAATCTTCATTACTAGCTTAAACTCATCTTCGGCAGGAACCTCAAAGTCTTGATAGTCAGGTTGAGATTGATTAAACACAGGCTCACCATTAACAAGACTCACGTAGGTCCACTTAGGCACCTTTGGATATCTGAAATAGTTTGCCTCAACTTCGTTTGCTAAATTAAATGATGATGGGTAAACAGTTAGTATGCTGCCCTCCTGCGTATAAGCAGGGTACATTTCAGTAGGTGCAGTAAGGTTTGAGTTATTCAATAAAGTTATTCTTGTATGTGGCACCTTCTCTGCCTCTCCTTTAAGAACTCTTGGGTTGACAGATGCATCGTAGCAAAGAACCTTGTTGATAAGGAAATAGTCAAAGCCAGTCGTAGTAACAGAGGGAAGGTAAAACCTATTTGTAGCAGGAGCCACTTGAGTTAATGTGGAAGTCACAGAAAATACTTCCATAGCTTCTTCGATTGGTTTCCGTAAGTCAGCGTATCCAGAACCTGACTGACGAGCGTTCTCCAGATTAGTAAATTTGTTGTAGTCAGAAAAGTAATTCTCATATATCTCAAGCTGTGCTTGAGCAGCAAACAAATTGAAGTCAGACGGAGAGATGTATCCGTAGTTGTTCTTGTTTAGAACCGACAGCACGGTGTTTCTTACTGAGTTTATCATTATTCCCTTTTTTACAAATATAAACAAAAAAAAGGAGGCATAGCAATGCCCCCTTCTCTACCAATTAATCAGTCAATTTAAGATAAAATTGCTTCCAACATTTTCAAAGAATCAATTCCTTCGTCACTCTGCAGGAATCCTGCAGCCATTTCATAATGGTCTTCCCCGTAAGGAATAGACATCATCTTCTTTTTGTTGGTTGCTGTATTAAACCAAATCTCTTTGTCGTTATTTCTCAAGACCAATAACTTGTTCTCGAAGAACATTCTGATTTTAGCTTGGAATTTCAGCTCAGGGTCATTCAATATATTTAAGAACTCTCTAGGGTCAGTCTTAGCAAATACCAAAAGGTCACGCTTCAGTTCAGCAGTTGACACTGTTGATGGGTCTTTGCCAAACATTACCCTAGTAAGGGTTTCAATTTGGTCAATACTTAATTGTCTAGCTTCAATTAAAGCTTCAACCTCCAAGTTTAAATCCTCTACTTCCTCTGCTGCTTCTCTCTCTTTGTCTACCTCAGTGAATATGATTCCATTCAATGGGTGGTAGTGCAGAAACTGCTGTAGTACAGGATTTTGTTTTGCAACTCTTAAAAACCCATCTTCAAAAATGATAGGCTCAATGATTGCATTCCCATCTTGCTCATCCTCAAAGGGAGACTTCTGATTGGAAGCGTATCTCAACGCTCTATTTACGTTGTTCTTCTCGTCAAACCACATGAGAGGAAATCTAGCATGGTTTCTTGACGCTAATGTGTAAGACAGCGGACTGCCATTCTTTAATTTGTAGACCTTGTCTACAGGGATATTCTTTGCCATTTGTTATTGAATTTAATTTGATTAAAAGTTAAAAAGGAGAGTGTCCTACAGGACACCCTCCATTTAATTATCAACCGTATCTGAACAATACGAAGTTGTTAGCACCCAAGGTACATACACAACGCTCAGATAGGAAGTTGACCTCCATTGCATCAAGGTCGCTAGTAGCAGCACCACCGGCAGAACCTGTAATCCAAGTCTTGTAACGTCTGTCTTCAGCTTCAGAAGCTCTGTAACGTACGTGCAAGAATGGACGCTTAGCGTTCTTACCCATGATTTGGTCATACACTGAAGTAGAACCTGCAGGAACCAACAAACCAGTGATAGTACCAGTTGCAGTACCAGCAGTAGTGTTTAGACCACCACGCATGGTTGGGTCGTTCAAGTACTTCCAGTCAGACTTGTAGAAGTCATAACCTCTACGGAATCCAGTGAATCCAAGGTTCAACGCCATGTCAACGTCATTGTCGAACAAACCGTAAGATGCAGAAGCAGATACACCACCAGAGTTGTAACCGTTAAGGGTTGCCAACATATTGTCGATGTCGAAGCTCAAGCCACGGTTAACGAAGATTACGTTCTCTTCGATAGCTCCCTGCTTGTCAAGACGAGAAACAATAGTATCCCACTCAGCAAGAGAAGTTGGAGTTCCAGCTCCCCATACGTTACCTCTGTTGTTAACAACATAGAAGATACCTTCAGAACCCATCATTCCAGCAACCTTTGCTCCAGAACCTACAGCAGCAGGAACTGCTTCAATCATTGCAGTCTCAAGATAGTCTTCGAAACGTAGACGAGTCTCGTGCTCAGACTTCAAATACCAAAGGTATCCAGTAGCACCGTTCTCAGTAGTAACCTCAACCCAACCGATTTGAGCCATGTCAGAACCGTTAACCGCATACTTATCTTTGATGATAATAGGGTTGTTAGAGAAGATTTCGTCCTCAGATTCCAAAGAACCTACCATTCCGTTGGTTCCTTTCTTAAATTCAGAACCGTAGATGAATACAGTACACTGAGTAGATACAGCGAACGCCTGTCCAGTAGCCTCATAGAAAGCAACAGTGAAAGTAGTTGCAGAAGGTACAGCAGTTACGATTGCCTTGTTGAACACACCTGAAGCGTTGTTCTGAATCATTACAGTCTGACCTACACGGATTGCGATGTAAGTAACACCACTATCAGATACAGTGAAGGTAGCTGTATTCGCTGCCAATGCTGCTGCAGAAGTTACGTTAGTGTACTTAATGTGTAGACGGCCTTGTTCTGCCCACTTAATCTGGTCAGAGTTAGAAGGCATCTCAGCTCCTACCATTCTAAGGAAAGAAGCGATTGTTCTATTACCATAACGCTCAAATTCTTTCTCGTAGGTATCAGGTAGATACTGGTTCAAGAAGTTGAAGTTGGTAATGTAGTTTGTTTGCAACGCTACCTGTTCAGCACTTGGCTGAAGTTGGAAGGTAGGGTTACTTAATAATTGACCTGCCATTTTTTTTTAGTTTTTAGTTTTTACATTTTTTTTGAACTGCGGATTCTCAGGTTTCTACCTGAATCAGGGTTTACCGCTTTCACCTGCATTCCTCCTGTTGGTTTACCAACCTCCGGTGCTCTCCGCTCAGTCATATTGATGTTCTTGATTTTACGTGTAACGTCATCAGTGGCATCTGACAAGCCTTGCTCATAGAAGAACTTAGCAAACTTTTCAGGATTCATAGCTACGGCTAGTGACCTGTGATAACCTGTTGCGTCTTTAATCATTCCGCTCTCGTCCAAAAACTTGTTGATAAAGTTTTGTGGAGTAGCCTGAACTCTCTTCAACTCATTAGGGTCTCCCGGATTAAACGAAATTCTCTTGTCGTTAACATTGAACTCAAATCCTTTGAAGTCTTTACTAAAGACCTCATCTGTCTTTTGGTCAAACCATTTACGCTTTCGATTCGTCTCCTCTTCGATGGTACTCGCCTGTTGAACATACTGCTTGTAGCTTTCATACATTGACTTCTCTTCATCGGAAACAAATCCCATACTTGACTCAAGTGGAACTTTATATTTTTCCTTCTGACTGTTGAAGTATTTTTTGGCTTCAGCAATAATTTTCTTTTTAGCAATCTTGGCTTTTCTAACGGTGGACTCATCATCCAAATCTTCATCGTATGAATACTCCTCCATTAAAGCCTCGATGTCCTCATCATCTAATCCTTCTTGAGTAGAAGTGAGGTAATCTTTAAGTAACTGGTCTGGATTAACTGAATCGAAGTCCTTCTTCAATTGCAAGAAATCCTCAAACCCTCTACCTGTTTCTTTTTTATAATTTAAATAAGCAGCTACCTCTTCAGGTAATGGCTCTGATTCTTTACGCTCAGCAACCAAATCATCCAATGAGTTAATCTGCTTATTGTATCTTTTACCAATATATGAAAGAACATCCTCGTCTTTGAAGTTAAACTCAGCTGGCTCGGGCTCTTGAATAAAGCTTCCATCACTTTCTAGTGACTGCTCATGCTTTTCAATCAATTCATTTTCTACTTCTCGAACCCCTTTTGGCTCGATTACGTCTAGTGACCTTACTTTCATTTCCATTTTATTAGATTTTATTTATACAAAATTAATTAATTATTTTGACAATTTATCGAGGCTCAAATTCAGCCAAGTCAAATCCATCCAAACTGTCCTCGTTAGATTCAAAACTCATCGGAGGAAGGTTGTTCTTTCTTTGATTAATAAGCTTAGACTGCTCGGTATTCTGCTGACTAATTCTTTTTGCTTTAGCGTCCTCTTTCATCTTCTCTCTTTCTGTCAAGCTTCCAACATCCATGTTTCTCAATTGAAGACTGTATTGGAATTCTTGCTCCATCAACTGAGACTTCAATAACGCCTCAGTCTTACTCTTCTCAATATCAAAAGCAACCTCGGCTTGCTTGACTTTCATCTTAGACTGAGTCTCTAGCTCAATCTTTTGCATGGCAGTATCTGCTGCCAACTGCTGCGCTTGCAGCTGCTGCTGAGCAATGATAGCTTGCTTCTGCATAGCCATCTTTTCCTCACGCTCCTGCAACTTGATTCGCTTCATCTTTAGCAATTGATTGGCGAGCTTTATGTTCTTAATCTCACGAATGTCAATTGCGTCCTCAAGGTTAATGTCACCCTTAGACAAAGCCATCTGAATGTTAGCCTCTAGCTGAGCCTTCTGCTCTTCGTCAGGAGACACTTCAATAAATACGCCAAAGTCATAGATGTACAAATCCTTAATCTCATTGAGAATAGAGACGTTGTATTTGCCAATTTGATTAGCAAACTCGTCCTTAAAGTCAGAGTACTCTAGTATGTCAGCCACTCTATATGTCAAAGCTTCAGACAATGAGCGGTAGATGTATAAAGATGCATCAAGGATGTGTCTAGTAGCTGTATTAGAATTTAGTGCCGCTAGTTTCTGTAGACCAACCAATGCATTCGGGTCAGGAGTAGAGCCATCTCTAGCCTCATTAAGACCTGTAACAGAACGAATCATGTCAATGTAATGATTCATGTTGGTAATCAACATCTGCGTCTTTGATGCTCCTGAGTTGGATGTCAACTGCTGAATAGGAACTCTAGCATTGTTGAAGTCACCGTCCTGAGTAAAGCTACGTCCAATAACACTACCAGTCTGGAAGTATAGTCTCAATGCATCCTCAGGGTTATAGGCATTTCCTGTACCCAAGTCAATCTCGTTGAGACCATCAGCATCAATAAATACACCATCAGGAACAGTACGTGCAATGACCTGTTGTAGCTTTAGGTGAGTGATTTGAATCAAGTCAGCAAAAGGTATCATCCTTCTGCATAGCGACTCAATCACACCTTTGTACATACGTGGAGCACAGGCTACATAATTTGGTATAGCGTGTTGAGATGCGGACTTAGGACGAACCATGTTCTCACACATCTTCCATTGTAGAAGAATGTTAGTACCCATAACCATGATGCCCTCATACCAAACATCAATGGTCTTCTCAATTTTTTCAAAGTTTCCTTCCTCCATCATTTCAGTTGGAGGGTTAAAGTTTTCGTCTTTCTCAATTACTCTAGAGCCGCCACCTTCAAGATTCTTTTTCTTGTAGACAATTTTTTTGGTGGTCTTGTAATTAAAATACAACAAGGTACAGGTATCTCTAAAGAACATACTGTTCTCATAGAACTGTGCCACATTGTAATAATCATACCAAGCTTGGCTGTACTGAGTGATTTGCTGTAGGTCTTCTCTAGTGAGTGATTGGTCAATCTTCATCAACTCAGCAATTGGTAGAGTTTTTATTTCTCCCCAATAAAAGCAATCTTTAAAAAATGGGTCTTCGGTGTAGCTGTAAACCACGTTTGCTGGGTCCACATAAGATACCTGAACTCCGGTTCCTTGAAGGAACTCATGCTTAGCAACAGCAATACCAATGGTAGCAATATCGTAGTTCAATCTCTTTCTAGAATCATCGTAGTGGTTCTCGTCAAAGATTGTGTTAATGGCTTCTTCTTCGGCAATCTCAATGGCTGGCTTATAGTTAAGCTGCATATACAATGACAACTCCTCGTCCGTTTCCGGAAGATTGTCAGGGTTAGTCATAAATGTATCAATGCCTGTTTTCTCTTTGATGGTATATAAAATGTCTTTAGAAATCATTTGAGACTCTACCATGTCCTGATACTTGCTTCTCTTGGCCTGAGACATCGCATCTTGTGCATACGCCTTAACCTTAAACAATCGGTCAGACATACCATTTACAACGATATCAATAAACTTAGGAAGTATAGGAACAGGTGTCCAGTCAAGATTCAAATAAGACAAGTCACCATCAATTGCTAATTCATTTTTATATTTACCAATGGGCTGCTCTCCTCGAGCATATAATCTTAGTCTTCTGAAGTCTTGCCACTGACCATAGTATCTACATGAGCTTCCATCTTTACGGAACCACTCATATTGTATAGCCTGACCTATTTGTAAACCAAAGGTATCCGATGCCTTCTCGGCATCCGTAGCCAATTGACTAGGAAAAGATACCGCATTGATTTCGATTGTTATATTCTTCATTTGTCCAATTGACTGATTACCCCTTCGTTCTTATATTTAGCGAAGTTAATAATTAATTTCGATTCTTTTTTTTCAGGCACGTATAGGTGCTTCTGATTGGCCATTATGGCAAGTCCTGAGCTAATACAAGCATCAAATTTTGTTCTGTCATTGATGTCAAATTTAGCCCAATCCTCTAGCGTTCTAGTGAATGGCATCGTACCCATTAGGTCTGCATCTCGATACTTTGCTTCTAAATCAAATCCTACAAATTTTTCAATATACGATTCAATCGCTGAAGCGTGTGACTGCTTGACATCCTCCGATGAGTTAGGTATACCACCAAGTTCTTTCTCAGTCTTTGTCAGCTTTGCAAACTGCTTGTCTGGTCTATTGATTGAGAATCCTCTGTAGCCTCTATTCTTCAAATGGTACAGCAATCTTGGCTTATTGTTTTCTACCAGTATTGGCATACCATAAAACACACAGGCCATCAAGACTTCTTCAAAGAATATCTCTGCAGTCTGTGGTCTAGCAATATACTCCAAGAAAAACTCATTTACAGGAGCATCATCCATGTGAAACTTGGTCATGCCATGCAATGCTCCATTGGAGCCACGCCCACCGACAACCGCAGAGATGTCATAAGAGTCACACCCAAATGAGCCAATGTGCTCGTTGCCGGGATACTTCATTCCAGTTCTCATGTGAACATTGTTCTGAAGATGCTTTGGAGGGAACCAACTCACATTAAACCTACCACGAGAGTCTGGAGTCCATATCACTTGAGTGTCTCTGATGCCATCCTTCCAAGAGAATGAGCCACGAGTAAGATAATGCTCCTTAATCATTGAGTCGTTGTAGTCAATCTGCTGATAAATTTTAGTCAGATTAAATATCGAAGACTTGCTCTCGTCTCGGAAAGCGTGAGACTCAGTTCGTGGGAACTGACGATAGAACTCATTCAATGCGTCAGCATCATTCTTTAAAGAATCAACTTCAGCATCCCAATAGTTTACAGCTCCATTTGTAATCCAATTGCCGTCAACTCCTTTTATAGGTTCCTTAGGCTTACTAAATACAGGGTGACCATACAAGTCAATAAAGCCTTCCATGTTCCATTCCATCGGTATAAATATGGCATATAAGCCACTTTTAGTTTGACCGTTGGCATTCCTGTATTTTACATTGGACTCTTCGTAAATGTCTTTAAAGTTTTGCCCTCCCTTGTTTAGAGCATTAGATGTAGAACCCATCATACACTTACCAATAATCTTGCTACCCAAACGAAGACAGGTCTTGGTTACACGCCAGTTCTCTTTGATGTTTACAGGCTTGGTCCATTTCCCTGATTCGTCATGGGCCAAGAACAATAGTTTCTCACCATCATAAGAGTTGTCTTCGGTGTTCTTCCAGTCTATAGTAGTGTCAAGACCATCAATCTCTGTATCGTCTGACTCATACATATTCTTCTTGGTAATCTTGGAAGCTGGGACTCTAAATGCCAACTCTGTCTTTGGCTTGTCCATACCATCCATGATGGGCTTAAAAAAGAATGGTAGCCTGCTATTGATAGGGACTACCTTATCAGTGAACATCTTCTTTGCATCAGCTCCTGTCTTAGAAAGAATGCCAATACGTGCATCACGTGCAAGCGTGCCTATGTTGACGCACTCCGATGAAGACATAAAAGAGAAACCTGAACGTCTAATCTTTAGGTATATCATACCAAATGAACGTGGGTCTGCACGAGAGGCTTCCCAAAACAACCAATAGATTCGGTTAGCCTCACGGAAGTCAGGGTATCCTACGTCAATACTTGACCACTGCAAGTACATATAATGTGAGCCACTGATATAGGTCTTGACTCCATTGTTCATAAACCAATACCCGTTCTCTCTGTAATCAAACTCTTGCTCTATGTAATCTACCCACCTGTCCTTAAACTCCTTTGGCTTTTCATTCCATTGGAATATGGATTGAATCTTGGCTAAGTCTTTTGGGATGTCTTGTCTCTCCCAATACTGCTCTGATTTATTAGGATGTCTTTGGAAGCATTTATCGGTGGCTGCAGGCAACGCAATCTTCAAGCCTGATATTTCTACTATCTGACCTATTTGACCGCTCTTAGATATAACTACAACGTCATACTGCTCGTTATAGCCGTACATCCAAGACCGCACTCTATTTTTGTTAGAGATGACGGCTGTCGGTATCTGGTCCTTTAGGACTCGACACAAACTATTGTTTTGACCTTCGTTCTGCAAATCCTTGTTTAGTATCAGTTTTACTTACACCTCTGTCTATTGAGTCAAGACTCTCCTTCTCTGATTCTATTCTGTTGAGAATCTCAAACGCATCAAATATAGCAAGCTTCTTTGTTGCGGCAGCATTCTTTAACCTGTCTGCCGCCAGCTCTCCCTCCATATCTCCGCTTTTTACCACACTCTCTTCGGCAACCTTAATCAATTCGTCCACTGCCTTGTAGCCTGCGGAAATAATTCTAAGCTTGATTTCTTTTACATCTTTCATTGCTTAGCTTTTAAGAAAATTACTTGAATCAATCTAGCGCTTTGTCCTTCGCCAAAGTTTTCAAATAAGTTTCTAGAATGCAAAACATTTGAATCAAATGCAACCATTCGATTGTACTTTGAGTAAACCTTGGCTAAAGGATTCTTGTCATTATCGTACATTGTGGTTCCGTCTTCACTTGGAGACAGCTCATTCAAATACAATATACAGGTAATTTCCCCCATCATCTCATCGCTGTGTATAAAATTTGGCTCTTCTTGATTTAATGGAGACTTCCTTACAAAGTTGAATGCTATCTCGTAATCAGGAAATAGTTCAGACACAAGTTTGGCAAAGTCATCGTTATTCCCTCTAATTTGAATGTTTCGGAATATGTATTCTCCATCTGCCACATCTTCAAAGCCGTGTAAGTGAATGTCTGATACATATTCGTTTGGATATTTTAATACGTTTTCGACTACGAGTAGATTCATAATTTGATTGTTATTTGATGGTCGTATATTCGATATAGTTTTTCTTCGTCAACAGTAAATTCATATTCACTGTCAGGGGTGAAACAAATCAAATCCCCAGCTCTCACGCCTTGCGTTGAGAGGTAATCATTTGGATATTTCATAATACCCATAAGAGGCTCTTCGCTGAATGGCTTCTTAATATAGCTTTCTGTAGCTTTAATTGGCTTGACAAAGCAGTACCTGCTGTAGGCATTCCAAGATGAACCTTTTTTATACATGAAGAATTGGTCTGACTCAATAAAGAACAAGTCATCTTTGAAAAAAGAATGACTACTCTTTTGTCTGCCCCTCATGTCATTGTAAAACTTGAACACATTGTGGTGTACAAGCAGAATGTCTCCGGGCTCAATTGGCCCCTTGTATCCTAGAGGTGTCTTAATTACTTCAGCAAATCTGTTTGAGAACTTGTGGTCTTCTTCAGAGGTGCTTACGATTAGCTCTACTCCACCAATGTCTTTGGTGTTTGCATATCTTTTACCGTCAACAGGCTTAGCTATAAAATAAAATGGAGACTTCATTAGATATTGATATTGTATTCGACCGATACAGGTATTGTAGAGCTAAACTCTTTCCAAAGAACTACTTCATGCTTCTCGTTGATGATAAATATCTTGAAAGAATTTTTAATCTCATCAAATTTAATCAAGTGTATCTCATTGGAATCACCTAGTATTCGCTGCCCAACAATATAATGCATTGCGCTTCCCTTGTAATCAGGGCCTATTGAAATCTTTCTTATGTCCATTAGATTAAATTTTAGAAGGGAGATGCTTAATGCACCACCCCTAGTTGGTCTGTTCCTGTGATTCGGTACACGTTCCCTGCCACAAGTCCTCCTGCTAGTGCAGCAGCGTTGTTAGCGTATACGGGCACGGTTGGGAGAGGCATTGATAGAATGCTTCCGATTGTGTAGTTCTTAGTGATATTGCTATCCTGAGTATCAGTACCGATTAACTTATCGCTGTAAGATAGGGTAGCATCTGTAGAGTATGAGCTTATTTTTGCCATGATTATTCTTCGGTTATAGGTTGTGGTGGCGCATAGTCACCTGTGATGGTAAGGTTTAATTGTTCAGCAATCCAATCCCATGCGTAGGAGTCAACCTCCCACTGAGCGTATGCTTCACCTGTCATGGTCAGGTTCCCTTGTGCTAACTGAAGACCAACTGACAAATCTACATTCTCAGTAAATAGCTGATAGTAGAATACTGCACTTGTTCCTAGTGTTACATTAATAGCGTAAGCATTTAATATCTTCGCTTCCTGTACTGTTCCGTTGTCCCAAATGGATACTGGTTCGATT